TTGTGCTGCATTTTCGTCAAACGAAGCGCCTAATACTCCCTTTTCTTTCAAGTTTTTAAATATTAGGGTAGACTCTGCCAAATAGTTAATAAGCAAAGGAATAGCGCTAAGAATGACCCATTTGAATATTATACCTATCTTTTTCATTTAGTCGCATGATTTGTCCGAGAGCAGGGTTTGTTTACGATACTAACACATTTATGATACTATTTACTTCGGGTCTTGTCAATATAATTTTATTCTGTTCAATTTTGATTCTATATGTGCGTTGTCTTGTTCGGGCATTTTCATAAACCTTATATTATTTAAATTTTTGGCTTAAAATTTGTGTTGCCATTTTGTTGCCATCTCCAAAACCTAAAATCAAGAATCCTTATTTTATGCGGGTTCTGTGCCATAGGTGTTGCCCACGTTTTTTTACATTTTTTAGCATTTTTTCACTTTTCGCGGTAAAATAAAAACCCTTGAAATCCAGTAGTTTCAAGGGTTTTCATTGTCTGCACCTTCAGGGGCTCGAACCCTGGACACCCTGATTAAGAGTCTTTTACTTTTAAAGCCGTTTCCTGTTGATTTTCCTAGCTTTATGCCATTTTTTGTGTGACCATTTTGTGACCATTAAGCCTTCCGGTGCTTCGTTTTTTAACCTTTGACGTCCATATTATACGCCATTAATCTTTTTCTGTCAATAAAATTGCAGAGAAAGGTAGGCTCCTTCCTCTGCTTCGGTTGTTTTATGTGTTTCCGGCTGATTTCTCCAGCCTTTCCATCCTGCCTGTTACGTTTTGTATCTGTTGTTCAACAAGCGGCATGCGCTTGGCAAACCCGTTATGTTCCCTAACCTCACGTGTAAGCTCTACTATCTGCGTATTGATGACGGCAGTTGTTTTTTCCAGCTCCGCTTTATTTACAAGCTGTTGCTTCTCAAGCTCCGTCTTATAAATAAGCTGTTGCCTTTCCAGCTCTGTCTTGTAAAGTATCTGCTGTTTTTCTAACTCTGTCAACATCTTGACTGTAGAATTTTTGTTTGAGAATAATACTCCTATAAGTGTCCCGCCCGATGTTATTACGGCTACTACAATAGGAATGATCGTTGAAGCATCCATTTGTTAATCCTCCCACCAAAATCCCATTGCTTCGGCTGTCCTGCGTCCTACTATGCCGTCAGGCTCAAGGCTCTTTTTCTTCTGAAATCTTATCACCGCATCAACAGTCTCGGGATCGTACTCCCCACTGACTTCGATCTTCTTTTTTCTGTGTTTGTTAAGCCTTTTTTGTACCTTTTCAACATCCACACCGCACATATACGGCTCGCCTTCGTTATATTTGAGTACACGGCTCAGAATATACTGTACCTTGACTACGACCGCTGAATGTCCAATTTTAAAGAGGATATCTCCAACTTTAAGCTTCTGATCGGATACGATATAGCTTTTCCCGTCGTATGTTTTAAACTGTCCGGTCTTTACGATGAGCTGCTTCTCATTACCGGTATACATGTCGGGATCTATCGGAATGCCAGCGCCGATTATACACTCCGCTGTCGCCTGTGAGCAGTCGGTATCGCAGTCTGTGGTTATCTTCGCAAAATCATAGTTGACCTTGCGGGCTTCCCTGTCAAGCGTCAGCCTTGCGTCCTGGTTATATCCGACGTGAGGATTCTCTACCAGAGCTATCATGTTCTTGGCTATTTTCTTACGGACTGCTGCCTTTTTTGCTCTGAATACGTCCTGCCACCCCTTGCCATTGGATCCTGTTGCGTACCATGCCTGGAAACGACCTTCCTTACCGGATTGGTCTCCCGGCTTGCCGCCTCTGGCGCGTCCGTTTTCGTCGCACACAAAATGCCCTAATGTCACATGGTTCATACGTCCACCTCCTTTTCACTATCCTGTTTGTCATCTGCAGAGCGTTTGCTTGCCTGCGTTCCAAAATAGAAGCTCACAACCATTGTAAAGATAGTTATGAACTGTTCTCCACTGATCACGCCTACTATAGACAGATAGGCAAAAACCCCTGTCAGTATAAAAGTAACTATTGATTTAACATCAATGAGCTTTGCTATCTTTTTAAGCATAATTCTCCTCTCTCCCGTTTCCTTACGGTTATTTGTTTAGTCTTTCCACTTTTGTGAGATTCCCTTGATTCTTTTTAGTTCCTCAAGTTCTTCTTCAAGTTCTGCAAGAGTTACGTACTGAAGTACTATTTGCATGAGTCTGTCTATTACTTCTGCTTGCTTGACAGTAATCTGAGTAAGGTCGCTAACAAGCTCCGACAGATCATCCATTAAAGTCTTCTCCTGTAATATACTCGTACTCAATTTCGGTGATTGTTCCTTCATCTACCATGTTCTGCAGTTTTTCCTTTGTTACTTTTCCCTTTTTGTAAAGTCTCTTAAGACTCTCCACAAGCGTTCTCATTTATATTACCCCCTCTTCCAACAGCTGTTCTGTGTAAGCATCTATAGCATCTGCAGTGTCTATATCCTCAATGCTCTTAAGCATTTCATATTCTGACACATCCATGATCCTTGACTCGCATTCATACGAATCATACGCATCCGTATCTTCCATGCTTTCATGATGCACCAGTTCAATATTTTTTCTCTGGATAATCCTATTGTTTCCTACAGGCTCCGCTTCAGGCGGTAGTTCCGCACAAATTTCCTTTTTCCATTCTGTCATTACGTCTTTCCTCCTTGTCTAATTTAGATATGATCTTTTTAAGTTTTCCAATATTGACATATGGTTTTATATATAATAGGTAGCAATCGTGAGAATTTGTATATTTAAACCATCCCATCTTACTGACCAATCCCCTAACTGCTTTTGCATAAAACCTTCTGCCCCGCTCCTTTGCTTTTTTTCAGCCTTCTTGCAGTCCTTGTCGCTGACAACATTATCTGCTCCCTGATTATGGTCTTCTCTCTGAAAAACACAAAGCCCATAAAGTCTATCGGTCTCCCGATCCTGTCTTTGTTGCGCGTAATGTAATCAAACTTAAACACTTGATATGTCCGTTTCAGTTTCAGCCTTAAGTGACCTAACTCCCGTATTATTTGCGGGATCAACTTTTGTAGCGTTCTTTTGTTTGTACTTACTGCCACGATATCATCAACGTATCGGATCAAATGTACGCCGGGAGTTTCCTCTATAATTTTGTCCACAGTGATCAAAACGTAGTTTGCTAACCAGGGAGATATATAAAGACCTATAAGGATGCCTTTGTTTCTGTAAAGGTAAATCTTCCTTATTAAATATAGAAATCTTTCGTCCGCTATATCCTTCCTTAATTCGCGGATTACTACATCAATTCGTATATTGTCATAAAAATGTCTCACATCTCCTTTGAAAACATATCTTACCTTGTCCTTTCTAATAAGTTTTTGAAGATTACGTTTCCCGCTATGTGCTCCTCTGCCCGGAATGCAGCCGCAAGAGTTTTCGGATAGCCTTCTTATTACTATCGGCTTCAGGACTTCGACGATTATATGAAAATACCATTGCTCCCTAATGTCGGCCAGATGTGCCGTTCTTCTTTTCCCGTGTTCATGCACTATCTTGGTCTTCCTGATCTTAGGCGGCTGGTATCCTTTTTCCGGATTTTCCGGAACTGTGTCCCGAATCATCTGTTTCATCGCTTTGATTTCAGAGTCAAGATTTGCGTCTATATTAAGTACGCTCTTTCTCTTTGTTTTATTTTTCCTTAGATTCTTCCATGCTCTGCGAATAATATCCTCGTTTTGGGCCTTCTTCCACAAATATTTATAGCGTTTTTCCTTCATCTCTGCAGTTTGTATTGTTCCTTTCTATTTCCTACGGGCATATCGTCCGACCACTTTATGCCCGCTCTGCATCGGAATTATTTTCACTCCCCGAACCGATAACGGCGGATAAACGGTGTTTCAACCGTCAGTGGTGTACGATGCAGGCGTTCTTTTTGTTACTATTCCATTTTTGAATAGAATGAGGGCGAACCCGATGTTCCAGTTCGTATTCGAGGCGACGTTGTTCCAGTTGCGCGCGCGAACACCGTCATGCGCACCGTTGTTGCAGTTGCCGAACCGAAGCGCCACGGAACGCCAGAGGCGAAAGCCTGCACCGCTAATAATTCACTATTTTTTCTTTTTTCGGGGGAATTGTGCTTCGCACACCCCCGTACCCCCTAACGCGCTTACGCGCGGCAGTATTTAAAGAAAGAGGGCGAACCCGAGGGCCCAGTACGGATGCGAGGCGACGTCGTTCCAGGTGCGCGCGCGAACACCGCCAAGCGCACCGTAGTCGCAGGCGCCGAACCGAAGCGCCACGGCCGTCTTCGAGCTCTGGTCGTTCGCAACATACGTACCGTCGCACGGTCCGAGTGAAGTTGAACCTCCCGAATACGGCGCTATAGGAATTGAACCATAACCTTTCACAGGATAATAATCAAGCGGATAAGTCCAGTTTCCGATATTCGGCACTCTTATCCCTGTATCGTCGTATGCAGCTCCGGTCGGGTCGTAAGTATAATCCTTTGAAACCTTCACAGCTCCGTTAACGACCACCTCATAAGGATCTCTCATCCACTGCTGATACGACCCCAGAACAATAGAATGAAGAATCTTGTTCAGACTGGTGCCGTCGGATGATCCATAGAACTGACCACCACCTACAACCGCATTTGCCTTGACGCCATAGTAAGGTGAGACATTCTCATATCCACTCATGTTTCCGTTTCCGTAAGCTCCCTGTATGTCTGAGGTACCGGCGAACATCATAAGAAGATCAATAATAACCTCTACTATAGGGCCTCCTAAAAATTTGGCTTCCGGTGAGAATGCCTGTATTGCAGCATACTGTTCTGCAGTGGTCTTTGAAAGGCTTGGCTGCGTCCCGGATATACACTGTGCCTTATCGTTTGCGTCTATAGATCCGTAAAACATTGGTATCCATCTGCAAGGTGCATCCCCAAAGCCGTCCGCTGTAAAGCCTTCCTTTTCCTCGAATGAGAACAGGACTATTCTGTCGTGTCCTACCCACTCCTGTTTGCGGTAGATCCTGATCAATTTTGAGAAAGCACCGCCGGCATAACTGTCATTTGCGACATCGGAAGCCGTCTCGCCGTCAGCCTTTTTTGTATAGTCCGTTTCAAGCAGCTCATAATCAGGGGCACCGTTATTTTTTACCATCCAAGGCTTATTCTCCATAAGCACCGGGAATGTTGCCCAAGAGCCGAGAGAAAACGTATGGTTGGCCTTATCTACGGTAAGCGGTGTATAATCCTTATTTATTCCAATTGCCTCTATGCGGCTGGCGGGATCCTTTATCGCGCAATGCTCAATAAATCCATAGCAGTCATTTCCTTTAAGGACGTCATAGATTTTGTCTGTTGTTACCTTCACTTCATCAAGTGTCTCTTTGTCAGCGATATATGTTTTGCTCATTTACTTGTCCTCCCCTATTCTTCGATCTGTTCATAGTACATCAGTCCGTTCTTTATCCCGAGCTCGTATTTGTCTCCGGTATCTTCATCATAAAGATACATTCTGTTAGGCATCTCAACCGAAACATCATCAGCATTGTTGACCTCGCATAACATATCTATTATGATCCTTGACGGAATTAAGTTGTTGTAAGACGGCATATAGTCCCATTGGTTCGTCACTGCCGTAGCGATAGCATAAAGGATTTCTCCTTCGTCCGGATCCGTCGCATAAATGCCTATTTCTTTAACATAATAGCCCTGGCTCAAATAGTGTAAAGAATCAAAATAGTTTGTAATGATCCACTTGACCAGAACATTTGTCGTGTTCCATACCGTTACGGTTTCCAAACTAAACTCCTGTTTCTTCGACTTCAGCTCTGTCTGTTGGGATATGTCCTCGCCATCCGTATAGCTTCCGTCACCTGCTGCTGCCTTGGTCAGAACTATCGTGGTGAGACCGCCCTGAGCCTTGGCAAGCAACGCAATGCCTTTTTGTGTGAGCACTGCTTCATGAAATACTCCTGCCATAAAAGCCTCCTTTTATTATTTATAATCAAGCCTCTTTCGACTTTGAATTTCTAAACACTGCCATTGCCTGTTGCAATATGCGCCGTGCTCCATATACCGGCTCCGCCCCGCAGCTTTAATTTTGTATTTCTGTTTATCTGCGGACTGTTTGTAACCGTTCTGTGCGGTACTGCCCAAACGCCGGAAATAAACCTTTCGGGGAGCTCCACTTCCCTGTGTATCTCAATATTTCTCAGTTTGGACCGCACGCTTATCACCTTATTTATCATTCCGGTAAGCTTGTCAAAAAGCTCCGGCGTAAGCTGCGCGTTTGTCGTAATCTTAAAATAGTATGCAGAATCCCCGTATTCGAACCACTCAGAAACCTCTCCTTCTCCAAATACCGCTCTTACCAGCTCTTCAACAGTGCTCGGCGTTCCTATATTGCAATACCACGCAAGCGTCTTTTTTATGATGCTCCGCTTATTCTCTATTGGGAGAGATGTGTCATAGTACTGCGCGTCTAATTCAACCGCCATAAGATCTAAAATCTCATCAGTCTGCTCGTCTATGGCAGCGTAGAGCGGAGTCCTTTTACAAAAATCAAGTACTCTTTTAACCATCCTACTTATGGCATATGACAAAGCCTTAACTTCCGGATCTTTGCTGATGGTATCGGGGAGTATCTGACATATCTCGCTGTTGTATAAGCTAACCATATTCTACCTCCATGGTATTAGTCACTCTCAATTCCTCCGTAGGTTACCGTTACCGTTCCTGCAGCAGGAAGCACATCGTTGTTTATTGCGGTATAGGACGGAGAATTTATGGTCACCCTCTTGGCTCCCGCTTCCATAACCAGCATCCGCAGATAGTCCGGATTTATGTCTCTTCCGATCTTTTCTGTCTGCCAAGCCTTATACTTATTTACAGCATCTGCTACGTTGCTCTGTATAGTCCCTACGGATGAACTGTCGCTGTTGGAGATATAGTAGGTTATGTCAATATTAAAGGCTGTGGTTGTCGGTGCGCTCACGGATACATTGTCGGTCAGAGGACGTATGTTCTTGCTACTCAGATAGTCGCTTACTGTCTGTATCTCGGACGAAGACGGAACAGTGCCGTCCTCTTTGATAAATACAATGCTGACATTTCCTGCCGAAGGTGATGAAACCTTTACATCGCCTATCCCTCTCATAGCCTCTTTTGTCTGGTAAACATATGCATCAATCGGGCCTGCCGTTGAGTATGCCTTTCCAATATTATAAATTCTCTCTTTTAACTCATTGTCTGTTTCTCTGTCCGAACCCCCGTACGACTCCACGGTATTTGCTACGGATGTGACATAGGGCAAGGTATTGACCAATGTGCCTACTTCGCCTGCCACAAGCCCATTTCCTTTAAGCCCTGCTTCAGTGCACGTAGCCTTAACGTCTACATAAGTATCCCCTGCAGTTATCTCCGCATACTCGTCAGTAGCAAAATATATGCCATTTCCGTTTGTTGCCCTGCATCCGGCCGGTATAGCCACCGGCGATGATAGCGCTTCGGCTATTGAAAACCTTAGAGTCGTAACCGCAGGTTCCTCTCCTTTTCTCTCCGTACCCCTAAGTGATGCAAGGTTATCCAGGTAATCCCCGTAAGAATAGGTAAGTAATCCCATTTTCCCTGAAAAATCTACATACTGCATTGTCTGGAACAGCTGGAGCGCTGCCGCCATTAGTATGAGCCTCGTGCGGCTTCCTTTTGCGAGGGATGCCTGTTTTCCGGTCTCTGCCTCATACATTTCGTTATAGTCATTTATCATTTGAGTAAGGACATCATCCGCTGTCGTATTTTCGATAAAGCTTATGTCGGGGTAATTTTCAGCGTTCATTCTTCTGTTTCCTCCTCATAGTTGTCATTCTTAATAAAATGCACATGTGGTATCATCTGCCCGTCCTCTCCTGTGGTAAATGTTATGTCGTCAATTTCAACCCTTGGCTCGTATTTCCCAACCTTATCCGTGATTTCAACAGACAAAACATTTCTCGCGACAGGTTCCGGATAATCGACCATTCCTTCAAAATCTATCCCAAAGTCCCTATCCATCGGTTGACTTCCTGCACGTATAGTGAAAAGCATTCTTAGGGATTCCTGCACATCCGCAAACTCTTCGGGAGTAAAGCCCTCACTGTCACCGGTAATCTGTATGTCTTCCATGCTTTTCTCCCCCTCTTCTACAAATATTCGGCAAGTGTCAGATTGACTTTTGCCGAAACAAGCCTTCCATCAAGTATGATCTTGTCCCAGGCCTCACTCATTGATTCAACCACCCATTCATTTTTTCCTATCTTCTTGTTTCCGATCACAAGGGGATAGTGAGCTCCTTTTTCTACAGCTTTCTCAAGTTTCTCTATGATCTTCCTCGGTTTAACCCTGAGTTCGGAATTAAGCAATATCTCCATTGTCAGCTGCTGCCGGTCGGCTCCCAGAAACTCTGCCTTGGGTTTCCCGCCGATGACACTGTGAGCCGTCCATCTTCCTTTTACCGTTTTGTTCATTGAAGAAAACGTCAGCACTTTCTTACTCGTTACGGAAAAAGTGATCAGTTTTCCAAGATTTCCTATCTCCATACTTCGTTCTCCTTATGCTGACGTTCATTGTCCTTCAAGTGTTTCTATTCTCTTTATCAGTGCCTCAAGTGTTGTAGTCGCATATGAACAGGAGAGTGTCAGATCATTTTCCGCCTTGAGCTCTATGTCCTTGCTTTCTAGCTTAAAAAGGTCATTCTCGTCAACTACAATATAAGTATTTGCTCCCATATCCTTCCTGAAACCGGTATTCGCTTTTGGCGACTTCTTTTCGGAATAATAGCCTCCGAGTACGAAGCCCTTGCAGCTGCCGGAATGTAGGTGCACAGTCACTACCCTGTCTCCAACCTCGGGCATAAGATATTCTCTGTTGAATGTGAGTAACGGCAGCTTAAGTGAAGCGTTGTTTTCTTCTTCAAAAACAACCTTGATCTTTCCTTCATTCGGAAATACTTCATCCACTCTTCCTATCCTGACATCATCCATAATTGTCACCGCCCATACTTTTTTATATTGTAGTGCTGTATACTTAAAATTTAGATCCAGCCCTTCATATTCCCGGCTATTTCTGCAGCTCGCTTTCCCCAGGTTTTTTCAGCGCTATTGCTGTCCTCTTTATTTGTGTATTTCGTTCCACTTCCCTGCGAAGAGCTCTCTGAAGAGGTCTTTTTGCCCGAAGACTGAGCTTTCTTCTCTGTTTCTGTAATATTCACCTTAATCGGTGTCTGTACTTTGTGTGCCTGTATCTGCATCGTATATCCGCTTGATCCTACACTGTGCTTTACCGAGTCAATATAATATTTCCCGTCTGCATTTTTAAGTCCTTTTATCCTTATACACTGTGAAGCTGTAATAAGACAGTCTCCCGGAACCGTAAAGTCAATGGTCTCTATCTTTCTGTTTGCCTCGTTAACTTTTGCTGCCGCTTGAAGCTCCGCGTCATACTTGCTTGATGCCTGTATGTTAAGGGAATACATTCTGCCTTT